TTGATGATGTTGATAGAGATACCGCAGAGGTTGATGGCAAATTCCTAAAATATCAATCCTCAACAGGTAAATGGGTAGGTGCCGATGCTTCTGCAGGAGCAGGAGCAACAACTCTTAATGATCTTAACGATGTAACAATTACATCGGTCACAAATCATGATGTTCTCATTTATGATGCGCCATCAGAAGATTTTATCAATGAACCTGGTGTTCAAAGACTGATTCTAGATGTTAGAAATAACAACATAGGATATGCTTTAACAACTGGTATCCCAGTCTATCAAACCGGTTATAATTCGGGACAAGACCGAATCAATGTAGAAACATCTGATGCGAATATCTCCAGCACAATGCCTGCAAAGGGTCTTGTGTATTCTGATATTGCAAATAATACGAACGGTAAAATTATTGTTCAAGGTGAACTTGAGGGCATCGATACATCTGCATTTGAAGTTGCAGACGAACTCTATGTTGCCCCAGGGGGCGGACTCACTACTACAAGACCATCTGGTAGCAATCAATTAGTACAAAAAATAGCAGTTGTTCTTAAAAAATCAGCATCAAATGGTGCGGTTCTTGTTTATGGTGCAGGTCGAACAAACGATGTACCAAATGAGTTTAGCGTCAGTGGAATTATTACGGCTGGTGGATTTGTTGGACCACTAACAGGATCTGCAAGTAGTCTGAGCGGTGTATCGTCAAGTTTTCTCCTTGACTATGATAACTTTACTAATACACCCACGATTCCAACAAACAATAACCAGTTGACCAATGGTGCTGGTTATATCACCACATCATTTACCAACACCAATCAACTCACTAATGGCGCTGGATTTATTACTGCCAGCGATAATATCACAGGAACTGCAGCTGGATTATCCGGAACACCAGACATTACTGTTCAGAATATTACTGGGGTTGCCGCAACGTTTACAGGAAATGTTTCTATTGCAGGAACTCTCACATACGAAGATGTAACGAACATTGATTCGGTTGGTATCGTAACTGCTAGAAGCGGAGTTCAAATTGGAAGTCCTGCAGTCGTTGCAATAGAAACTGCCACTTCTACAAAGACATCAACTGCTCAAGCATCTGTTGATACCTTTACAGCGGCGACTTATAGATCTGCTCAGTTCCAAGTTCAAGTCACAAGAGGTAGTGCATATCATATGACAACGATCAATGTTATTCATGATGGAACATCAGCATACATGACTGAATTTGGAACGGTAAAAACGGGAACATCTCTTGCAACTTTTGATGCTGATATCAGTTCTGGAAGTGTCAGACTCCTTGCAACTCCATCTTCTGCAACATCAACTGTCTTTAAGATCTCAAAAACGCTTACTACTGTCTAAATAGCAGAGCCTTGTTCTGTTAACATGCCGGAAGAAGTAAAGAAAGAGGAAGTTAAAAAAGAGGAACCCAAAAAGAAAGGTCCCTTTGGGAAACTAAAAGAAAAAGCAGAAGACTCTGAGGAACAACTCGCCATTGTTTCCACTTTTGTTCGATTGGGAATTCTTATTTGGTCTGGTGGTATCTTGACATTAAACTATGTCACGATCCCCAATTTTCCTCAAGGAAAGATCGATCCAACTTTTATCGCCAGTGTCTTTACAGGCGTTTTAGCCACCTTCGGGGTCCAGACGGCAAAGAGCAAGAATGGTAATGGAAACGGTAGCGGTGCCTCTGGTGGTGTAAGTAAGGCAGATATGGAGAAGTTGATTACTGCAGCATCACAAACTGCTCCTGCTCAAACGATTAGGATTGAGCAAGCACCTCTTCAAATCGGAAACCCACCAGCACCTCAAGGGCCCGCTAAATCAGACGACACTTACAAACTGTAACCATGCAAAAAGTAATTAATGTTTTAGCAGTTCTATCATTCGTAGGAACTGCCGGTATTATCGGTGGAGGAACAGTTGTTTATCTCCGTCGTGACGCTATCGCTGAACAAGTAAAGGAAAGAGTCGCTGCTGCGGCCGCTGAGGCAATCACAGGAGCACTTCCTGGTATGCTTGATAGTGCAATGCCTGAACTTCCCGAAGTGACTGGTGGTGCTATCCCTGGAGGAGCGCCCGCCTCACCTTTCTAAGGAGTGGATATGGCAACACCAACGACTAAAAAGACGCCATTGAAAACTGTCGCATTGGCATTGGGCACTGTCATTGGTTTTGCCCATATCGGAGTTCTGGGCCATCTCTTAAACAAACCACAATATCCTGTAATCAATTTTCCTTCTGGTGATTACTCTTCCTATAAAGTAGAGGCAACTAGAGATGGATATAAAATTGAATATAAAGCAAATGATCCTGCTGTATTAGAATCGCATAGATCTTTGATCTTGGATAAGGATAAGCGTGGATTGTTTGGACCAACTACAGAGCACCGCACAGAATATCGTAGTGATCAATATACTATGGATGGCACCCGTAATGTGGGAGGTGCAGTTGATGCTGAGGGAAAGTCTCTTGCAAAAAGCGAAGAGTGCATCAGGGCGGACGCTGGCGCACGAAGTCAAGGTGCGATGGCGGGAACCGCAATTAGTGCTGGTGTCGTAGTTCCAGCAGTCTCTAGTATTCCTTACATTGGTTGGTTAGCATCTGGATGGGCACTACTTCTTGGACAGAATGTTGGATCTGAATTAGGATCAGAGATTGGCAAGACATTCAATGATTGTGTCTAATAAATAAAAAGAGACTCTATTTTAATAAATGGGAAAAGGTTGGTCTGACAAATATAAAAAGTCAATCAACTGCGATAACCCTAAGGGTTTTTCCCAGAGAGCTCATTGTCAAGGCAAAAAGAAGAAGATGAACGAAGAGGGACTTCGCGACTGGTTTGGTAAGTCCAAATCAAAAGACGGAAAATCTGGTTGGGTCAACGTCGTAACTGGCGGCACATGTGCCAGTGATAAACCTGGCGAGGGAACTCCCAAGTGCGTTTCTTCTGCAAAGCGAGCAAGCATGACAAAAGCAGAGAGACTCTCAGCACAGAGAAGAAAGAAGAAAGCAGACCCCGGTCAACAACAAAAGACTGGTGCAGCAAAACCAACTTACGTTAAAACCGACAGTCCTAGAAAAATGAAAAAAGAGGAAACAGAAGTTTCTGAAGCGACTTACCCTTCAGATTTTAGAAATCCTGATGGTTCTAAGAGATCTGTCGCCAAGAAAAAAACTGGTAGACCTAATGCACAGGGTCCAGAAAGTGGCAGAAAAGAAATCGACGAAGCAAAGGACAAGAAGGGTAAGGGTAGTGGTACAAAAGATGCCTGCTACCATAAGGTAAAGTCTCGTTATAGCGTATGGCCCTCTGCATATGCATCCGGTGCTTTAGTCAAGTGCCGTAAAGTTGGTGCTGCCAACTGGGGTAATAGTACAAAGAAAGAGGGATTCACTCCCTCACAAATTGCCGCTCTCGAATCCGTAGGCGCTGTTGAACTCAACGAAAAGGGTCAAAAGTGCTGGAAGGGTTATGAGAAGAAAGGAACCAAAATGATGTTTGGTAAGCGGTATAACAACTGCGTTAAGAAGGAGGAAGTCGATGGACAGAATCTTGGAGACCAGGATAATTCACATGTCACTGAGGCTACTACTGTTCCCCGTAAAAACGGTCAAACGCTCTCAGTAATCTTTACCTTCCGTGGAAAGTACATGTCAATGCGTGTGTTTTTCCCAGAACTCAGAGTTCCTGCCAAGGCAGAGGTTCAGGATGCAATCGTCAAGATCTATCCTGGTGCCAGAGTGACATCATACTCTGTTGTTCCCTTTGATCCCTCCGAACCTTTTATGCAACTTCCCGAAGAAGTTGAGGAAAGTCCGATTGTGGAGGGTGACGATGGTTCATCTGTAAAAAAGCAGCAACAGATGGTTCAAAGAAAGCAACTGGTGCTAGATCGTCAAAAACTTCTGCTAAGAAAAAAGGCGATGCAGCAGGGGAGTCAGAGTGCGGATGTAGTCACTAGTGAATCAGCAGCATGGACCAGAAAAGCAGGAAAGAATAAAGAAGGTGGACTCAACGAAAAGGGAAGGAAGTCGTATGAGCGCGAGAACCCAGGAAGCGATCTTAAGGCACCTTCAAAGAAAGTTGGGAACCCTCGTAGAGCAAGCTTTTGTGCGCGAATGAAGGGCATGAAAAAGAAACTGACTTCTAAGAAGACAGCAAGCGATCCCAATTCAAGAATCAATAAATCACTGAGAGCCTGGAACTGCTAATGGTAAATGATGTATATCTTGGTAATCCCAATCTTAAAAAAGCAAATGCTAAGATTGAGTTTACCAGTGACCAAATTGAAGAGTTTTTAAAATGTCAACGTGATCCTGTTTACTTCGCTCAGAACTACATCAAGATCGTAAACGTCGATGAAGGACTTGTTCCTTTTGAGATGTGGCCTTTCCAAGAAAAACTGATTGAACGGTTTCATGCAAATCGTTTCAATATCTGTATGATGCCACGACAGACTGGTAAGTCTACAACGTCGGTATCATATCTTCTTCATTATGCAATCTTCAATGCCAATGTTAATATTGGTATTCTTGCTAACAAGGCATCAACTGCAAGAGACCTGCTTGCAAGACTTCAGACAGCATACGAGAACCTGCCAAAGTGGATGCAGCAGGGTGTGCTTGTTTGGAACAAGGGTAGTCTTGAACTAGAGAACGGTTCAAAGATTATGGCAGCATCTACCTCAGCTGCGGCAGTTCGGGGTATGACATTCAACATCATCTTCTTGGACGAATTTGCGTTCGTTCCAAATCACATTGCCGACGATTTCTTCAGTTCAGTATATCCTACAATTTCATCTGGTAAATCAACCAAGATCATTATTGTTTCTACCCCTAAGGGTATGAATCATTTCTATCGTCTCTGGCATGATGCAGAGCGCGGTGCAAATGAGTATGTTCCCACACAGGTTCACTGGTCAGAAGTCCCTGGTAGAGATGAGAAGTGGCGAGAGCAAACTATTAAAAACACTTCGGAGCAGCAGTTCCGTGTTGAGTTTGAGTGTGAGTTCCTTGGATCTGTTGATACGCTGATTGCCCCAGGTAAGTTGAGGTCAATGGTCTATGACAGTCCTCTAACTTCAAACAAGGGTCTTGATGTTTTTGCAGAACCTGTTCCTGGTCGCGACTATGTTTGCACAGTTGACGTTGCTCGTGGTGTTGGAGAGGATTACTCTGCTTTCATCGTTGTTGATATTACTGAGTTCCCACATCAACTTGTGGCAAAGTATAGAAAGAATGATATTAAACCAATGTTGTTCCCAAACATTATCTGGGAAACGTGCAAGGCTTACAATGATGCATTCATTCTCTGTGAGGTGAATGATATTGGAGATCAGGTGGCATCAATCATTCAATATGATCTTGAATATCAAAACTTACTTATGTGTTCCATGAGAGGTCGTGCTGGTCAGATTGTTGGTCAGGGATTCTCTGGTAAGAAGACACAATTGGGTGTCAAGATGTCCAAGACTGTGAAGAAGGTTGGATCTCTAAACCTTAAAACTATGGTTGAGGCAGATAAAATTCTTTTCAAAGATTATGATATCATCTCAGAACTGACAACGTTCGTGTCTAAGAGTAATTCTTTTGAGGCAGAAGAAGGTTCTAACGATGACCTTGCAATGTGTCTTGTCATTTATGCCTGGTTAGTAGCACAAGATTATTTCAAAGAACTAACTGATCAGGATGTTCGTAAAAGATTATATGAGGAGCAAAAGAATCAAATCGAACAAGACATGGCTCCATTTGGTTTCCTGAGCGACGGACTAAATGATGAAACATCATTTGTAGATGCTGCTGGAGATAGATGGTATGCAGATGAGTATGGCGATAGATCTTATATGTGGGACTATATGTAATGGATATCGACGAGCAGATAAGTCTTGGACACCTTCTCCTTCAAAACAGGAAATGTAGAGTCTGTGGTGTCGAGAAAAATCTGATCGATGGATTCTATAGAACGAGAAAAAATAGAGGGACTTTACCGTCTTCTTATTCTTATGAATGCAAGGAATGCACTGTCCGTAGAGTCGTTAGTTCTCGAAAAGGAGACGATGGTAAATGGGAATATCCAGACTGGTAGTTCATGCACTGTTTCCCCCACGAAAAAGTCGCTTTCAATAAATAATCTTAGAAGAATTGGGACCTTAGGGAGAAAAACATGGCGATTCAGTTAGTGTCCCCTGGTGTATTAATCAGGGAAGTTGATCTAACGGTCGGAAGAGCCGATAATGTTCTTGATAACATTGGCGCTATTGCTGGACCTTTTGAGATTGGTCCTATTGATGAAGCAATCACTGTTGAAACAGAACAGGATCTCATCAGTAGTTTTGGTAAACCTCTGAGCACCGATGCTCAGTATGAATATTGGATGACCGCAGCATCATTCCTTTCATACGGTGGTATTCTTAAGGTCGTCAGAACTGATGATGACGAACTCAAGAATGCTAACTCTGGAGTTGGTGTTGCAAACACCACAACTTTGAAGATCAAAAACTACGAAGATTATCAAGATAACTACGTCGATGCAACTGATTTCGGTTGGGCTGCTAAGACTCCTGGTCGTTGGGCGCGTAATTTAAAAGTTGCCGTTATCGACGATGTAGCTGACCAAACTATTGGTATTACAACCACTTCTCTGGTTGGTGCTGGTTACAGTGTTGGATACGGTGTTACTGCCGCAATGAGCGGAGTTGTTATCGCCGGTTCTGGTTCAACCTCAGAGTTTAACGGATTCCTTAAGGGTATCATCACTGGTGTTACCACAGCACTCTCTGGTACAGCAAGCAGCATTGACGTTAAGATCGTC